GTCAACTCACCTTCTAGTATTAATCCTTGTGATTCTGCAATCAACAAAGCTTCTTCTTCAGTTTCAGCATGTATGTCAGGTCCTTCATACTCTTTTTTGTCGTGCATAAATGTTGTTAAAAATATTTTCATTAATAATACACTGTTCTGTTTTTAGACAAAAACTTTGCTTCATCTTGATAATCTTCTTTCAAAGATAAAAAACCACCTTGTCTAAATCTCATCAAAGCCATAGTTGTACTATCACAATAGTCATCATTATCGCCAAATGGAAATGATGCTAGTTCTTCTCTCACTTCGTCTGCAAAGTCTTCATCAGGAGCCCAAACCATACCAGATTCAAATATAGGAGCAACACTGTTCATTCTTGCTATCTTGTCTTGTCCTCTGCTGGGTGAATAAGATGTAACAGGTATGCCCATACGTCTTAGCTCTTGTGTCAATGGTGTTCCTGACGCTTTTGCCTCAATCAACACACAATCTGGTTCCCAATACTTGTATTCATCAAAAGCTATTCTTTTAAGCTCAGGAAAATCTACTCTGTACCTTTTGGCATCTAACAGTATTATTTGGTCAACTTCATCACGATCTTGAAATATAGCCCATGTAGTAATAGCAGAATAGTCAGCAGTTTCTTTCTTAGAGAAAGCAGTATCGTAGCTTTGTATGACATAGCTGTAATCAGGCACGTCTTCACCTTGCCATTGTTGCCACCACTCTCTTTTTACAATAGAACCTTCTTCAGAAGTTGGGTTTTGCATCCACTGTGCGTTCCATTTAGATACTGGCAATGAAGCTTTGACTGATAACAATTCTTCTTTCTTCCAATACTCACCCCACAAAGGATTTTCAGTTTCTGGCAATATTGCTGGAAACTCGACAACTTCCCATTGGTCAGCATTGTCATCACCTTGTTTCTTCAAAACTTTACCAACCAAGTCTTTGGTGCTCCAACGAGTCATAACTATGACTATAGTGCCACCGGGCTGTAATCTCTGTCTAGGTCCTGATGTGTACCATTCATAAGCAGACTCTAATGACTTAGGCGAAAGGGCATCTTGCTCTGAATGTGGGTCGTCAATAATAAGTAAATCAGCACCACGACCTGTAATCGCACCACCTACACCAGCATAGAACGATTCACCATCTTGGTTTGTTGTCCATCTACCAGCAGATTTGTTATCTGCCTGAAGTTTTAGATTAGGAAAGATAACTCTAAAATCTTCACTATCGATAAGGTTTCTTACCTTTCTACCAAATCGCACAGCTAATTCAGCTGTGTGAGTACACTGTATTATCTTTAAAGCACCATTTAAACCCATCATCCAAGCTGGAAAGAATGTAGATGCAAATTCTGACTTAGAGTGTCTAGGTGGTAGACATACAATTAAGCGTTTAAGTTTGCCTTGTGCAATTCTGTTAAATTTATCTGCAATTATTCTGTGGTGTCTGCCTTCAATAAAAGTGTCACCCCACATATGTTTAACAAAACCCATAAAATCGTTATGGCATGAGTCTTGTTTGTCTAATTGTTCGTAACGACTGAGTAGGGCTACTGCTTCTGCTTTATCTTGTTCAGAAAGAATATCAAAATCTTTTAATGATATATCGCTCATTTATTAATCAGGTTGAGTAACTAGGTAGTGACATAGTAGCCACCTGACCCTAAACACATAGTGTCTGTAGTCAGTATAGTGCATTTATGTAACATGCTCAACCTCACTCCACTCTTTACCCTGAAATAGTAGAGCTTCAGCTTCACGTCTACGTATCAAACCAGTCAATACTTCGCCATTTGCTTTGTTCCATCGTTTGATCTGTTGTGGCACTTCTTCGTATTTGCCTTCGTTCAAAACTTTTAACAATGTTGAGCTACCAAGATTAGAAGGACCTAAGTTATACACCCATGCACAAAGAGCGTCATATTGACTTTGGTTAAGTTCTACCTCAACCATGTCATCTATGTAACTTTCAAACTCAATCATTTCTTCTTGCAGTAAATAGTTAGCTTCATCTTTGTTAATTTTGTCACCTTCTTTGACATCTTTGGTATGTCCATAACCTATAGTCCACACACCAGCTGGACACTTGTAAGCCTCTAGCTCACAACCTTCAAACTTTTTGATTAACGCTAATCCTTCTTGTGATATTTGCATGTTACTCTCCCCAAGTTCCATCTTCCAAAACTTTTCCTGTTTTGGTTCCACCCCAGTATTCAACTGCGTGTTTTTCTTTAATAAGTTTTTGGCAAATATCTTCTCCATCAGCTGTGTAAGGTATGCCAAGAATCCTTCCATATTTTCCCTTCCCAAGAGATTTAATTCTAAATGTGCCTTCGCAAAGTTCTTTGAGTCTTTCTTTAGCTTTAAGACCTAAAGCCTTTTCTGTCAAATTTCTAGTGCGACTCTCTGGTGTATCTATTCCAGCCAAACGAACTCTTTGTTTGTGTAATTTTACATTAAAACCAAGGTCAAGAACGCAATCAAAAGTATCGCCATCTACTATACGATCTAATGTAGCTCTATACACAAATTCATCTGGTGTCTTACTCATCTTTTTCCTGTGGTTTGTCTAATTCTCTATAATATTTGATTATTGAAAGTATGTCCTTAGTGTATCGAGTTATTTCAGCCATATCCATGCTAAGGTTTTCGTATTCTCTGCTAGACAATGAATAAAAAGCTCTAGGAGGTGCATTGCCAGACTCAAGATTATCTAAGTATTCTTGCATAGTAGTTGGTGTCATTACTTCCCAGTCTACATTGGTCAAGCTCATAGGTTGTGGTAAGGGTGGATGATATATGGGTGGTCTTTCAGCTATAGTCTTAACTTGCACAGGTTTGACCTGTGGCAACATAGAGCAACTGGCAGTAATTACTGCAAGACTAACTATCAGTATATTCTTCATCAAATTGATTTGGGTTGCTTAGTTTCTCAAGCTCAAGCATTACTCTTTCTGAGCCTCTATTTATTCTACGTTGTAAGTCTTCTGGATTTGCTAATGCTGATTCATCTAGGTCTAAGTTTGCAAATGTTTTTCTAAGTTTGTTTACGTTTGCAAGAGCTTTTCTGTTTTCGTCTGCAAGAGTATTCATTTGTTGTTGTTGTTGTTTTGCTTGCTTTAGATGGTTTTCTATAGCCTCGTTTTGTTCTTTTATTTTAGTCTCCAAGACTACTTGGTTGCCTTTTAACGTGCTGATTTGGTCTGCTTGATAGTCTATGTACCATGCTGAACTGGCAACAGTTACAACTAACAAGCCTCCTAGTATTAATGATAATTTCATGCCCATGTATATACTTTTAACGCCTCAGCTTTTCCTTTAACTGTTAAATCTGGTAGTGACTTTAACACATATTTACACTTTTGTGCTGTTTCGTGCCCTATGAGGGTACTTACACCAGCCTCCTTGGTTCCTGACTCAAGACGAGCTGCTACGTTACATGGGTCACCAATCAAACTAAAGGCAAATCTATCTGTAGCTCCAAAATTTCCGGCAATGCAAATTCCACTGTTTACACCAATACCAATGGCTATTTCTGGTATGCCTTCTTCTACAAAACGCTGGTTTAATTCGACAATGTTTTTCTCTATTTGTTTCGCAGCGTCACATGCTAATTGATGATGGTCTTCTTGTGGAATGATTGTGTTGAAATGAAACATACCAGCATCGCCTATGAACTTGTCTGTAACGCCTGAAAATTGATTTACAGCCTGTACTTGTACGTCTAAAACAGAATTCATGATGTAAGTGACGACTTCTGGCTCTACTGACTCAGAAAGGCTTGTAAAACCCCTTAAATCGGTAAAAATTATGGAGCAATCGACCCTAGCACCATTAATTTGGCATAATTCTGGGTTTTTTTGCAATTTTTTGACCATTCTAGGGTCTAAATACTTACCAAATTGCTGTTTTATGAGCTGTCTAGCCTTATATTGCTCTCTAAAACGCACATAAAAGGCTGTAGAACCAGTAATAAACTGTGAAATGAGTGTCCAAGTGACATCAATTAAGATTCCTGACTGTATTAAGTAATATCCTGTATAACCTGTAGATAACATCACAATAACGCCCAAAGATATGCCTAGAGTTATGCCTGAAATACTTAAAATTACCCAAATAAGTATTATCGACAACAATAAAGTCATAAATTCGACTGCAAACGACCAATCAGGCACATAGGGGCTGTTTTCTATCAGTATTGACTCAGCTAGAGCTGTTTGAATTTTGTGTGGCTCTAACAAGCCTACAGGAGTTGCCAGCTGTGGCATGATGCCTTTAGCTGTGTAACCAACAAACACAAACTTGCCTTCTACATTCATTTCTTCTAAATCTGTTTGTGCTGTATCTACCCAACTAATCCACTTACGACCAAGAGAGTCTACAGAAACAGGAGGTAGACCTTTTACTCTAACTTGCTCAATGCCATTGTCATTAGTCTTGATTAAGTAAGTATCAGAATCACCAGCCAAAATCTTCAACACTTCAGTGGAATAGGCTGGAACCCAGCCATTTGGTGTTTTCAATAATAATGGTAATCTACGAACCAAAGAATCAACTTCTGCTCTAGCCACTGCTATGCCTTGGTTGGCACTTTCTGCCAGTATAGGTATATTCTGAACTACACCCTTAGCTTCAATACCTCCTTTGTCATCACCCAGAATGACTGTGCCTGTTGTGGGTGGGTAATCACCATTGTCATTTTCAAACATAGACATTACAGTTGGTCCATAGTTAAGAGCGTTGGCGAATGCTTCGTCTCCTCCCATTCTGTCAGGTTGTGGAAAAGATAAAACCCAACCAACTCCAAGACTGCCTGCTTTTAATAAGTCTATATGTATTTCTGCAAGTCTTTCTCTAGGCAGAGGCCAACCACCTTCTTGCGCTATATCCTCTTCTGTA